AGGAGGGGAGGGGGGGGGAGGAGGGGAGGGGGGAGGAGGAGGGGAGGGTGGAGGGGGAGGGGAGGGGGGAGGAGGAGGGGAGGGTGGAGGAGGAGGAGATGGTGGAGGAGGAGGGTAAGGTGAAGGAGGAGGGAAAGGTGGAGGAGGAGGGTTTACAGGGTAAGGTGACGGAGGAGGGGAAGGAGGAGGAGGAGGGGAAGGTGGAGGAGGAGAGGATGGTGGAGGAGGGGGGGATGGTGGAGGAGGAGGGCATGATAGAGGAGGAGGGGAAGGTGGATGAGGAGGAGATGGTGAAGGAAGGGTGGAAGGTGGAGGAGGAGGTGGGGAAGGTGGAGGATGTGAAGATGAAGGTGGTGGTTGTGAAAATGGTGACGGTGGAGAATTCGAACATCCATTTGTTTCAGGATTTTGTTTACAATATTCGTCAATACTCAAACCTTGTTTACATGCTTCACACGAAGCTATTATTGCTTCACAGCATATAGGAGCTGGGGAAGTAGAATTATAACATGTACCAAAATATTGCATTCCTGCATACATACTTTTATCCTCACAACATTCAGACTGCTTATAAGCGTTTTTCAAGTCATTACAAGTAATAATTGAATTTATTTGGTCGCATTTTAAAATACTAGCAAAGTTTTCACTTCCTTTAGATTCACAACAAGTACTTGACTGGTATAAGGATTTTAAAAAATCGCAACGTATCATGTTTATTACTGTAAAAAAAATAACAATTAATGTTTGAATACACAATTTTAATCAAACTTAAGTCATTTTTTTTTAATTCATAAACTAAATGGGTTTCATAAAATTTATATTTCAAGATGACATTTTAATGGTAAACGCTTCTAGAAATTTTGAATCCTTGGAAAAATTCAACAAGTTTTTCAAGAGAGAAATCGAACGATTGAGAGTTGTCGGTACTTGGAGTTCGATTGCTGTAGACCTGGACAGTGGAACATACGAATCTTCTTTGATCACAAAAAGAATGATCACCTCTAACATAGAAAAATATTTGCTAGAAAATGGATACAAATATGTCAATGGTGTTTTAACGAAACGTTTAAGTGTCACAAATATACGTAAAAATAGTAGAAATTATAAAAAAATAAACTAGTGTTTTTTTAATATCTCGTATATCCTTTGACCACATCTTATAGTTTTAACTTAGACTTTTAATACACTACTTTTTTGTAAACTTTCTGAAATAATAACAATATTATCTTTGATGATCCAAAATGTATATGTGAGTAAAACAAGAGCAGTGACTGGTAGAAGTGACATAAGAAACCACCACAAACGGACAACAAATGTAAATATAGATACTTCTTGTTTTAATATAACATAAGTTGGACCTTGAGTATTATTTGTAGATTTTGATGAATTTTGAGTCAAACTTTTAGTTCTTCTTGGATAAGATGTCGACATTTTTTATGCCGAACAAAATTATACTTGTAGCATGAATAGTTTTGTTTAAAAAAAATAGGACATAGTTTAGTGTAGAATTCTCACGATTTTGAAAAAACTTAAATCACGTACAGGTTTCTGTTCATTTTTCATAAAATGTATTGTCATATTGTCAAGCAAACGAACAGTGTGATACAGTGGAAAACGTGTAGGGAGTTTCTTGTAGTTTGCCTCAAACGTCTTTCTAAATTTGACGGGAAACGCGTAAAAATTGTCATCGATTGCCCATCCTTCTTTTAAACGTGAAACAAGATTAAATGAAGTAAAATTAAGAAAATCAAATACTTTAAACTTGAATTCAATGTCTGGGCGCGTAATGATGAAAAACTCACATTCATTGGGTAATAATTCAAACCCTTTAAGAACCTTTTCCTTTTTATGAGTTGTGTTCATGTGTATGCAACTCGAGTTTGTACCTGAATACACTTTTTGAAATTCTTTGAGATCACCAGGTTCTTCTGTACCAATGGAACAGTAAACACTCAAGTTTTCAAATGGTTGATGTAAAAATTTCAAATGATTCGGAACACTATTTGAAAAATTTGTAGCATATGTCATTTTCAGCTTACTCTTGGAAGACAATTGATGTTTTCGAAAAGATTGAGTTGCTAAACCTACATATAGCAAACATACTTTCATTTTAATTAGTTTATTTAATTACTAGGATAAAAAAAGTATGTTTTAATTTTTCCAACGTCTCACAACATTTCAAGTGCGCGTGTATGAGTGAACCTGAAGCAGCAACTTGTGTACTAACGTCCCATTTTCCATCTTTTTTACTTTTTCCGGAAACCCTTTCCAGTGTAGTCAAGAAACTTTTTGCATACAAGAGGTCCAATATCTCTACTAACAAGTCGAATGTTTTTCTAATACCTACACAAAGTTTATAAGTAATAGAAATACTGTTTATTTTTAGTATGTGTTTCATAAAGACGTTAAATTTTGATTTAGATTGTTAAACAACCAACTTTGACCAGGTAAAATATTGTTTACAATTTTTTACTATTTATTTTTAAACACATAATAAAAAATGTATAGTTCAATGGTATGTATCTACTATATAATGTTCTTGGACTTTTTATTGTTTATTTCTTTCATGTTTAAAAAGTATGGAGTATTTGTCCAACAGGATTTCCAGTACTTGAAACGCAAGACACAAGAAAACTTGACAAATGGTAGTAAAATGTTTGTTTACTATTCTTCTACATGGAATCATCTTCCTAAACTTTCACAGGATTTGAATCGAAAGATTTACGAAATTGCAACAGAAGAAACTCCTACACTGTGGTGTGAATCTTGTGAATGTTATTTAATATGTATTCTAAATAAAAAAATGGTACAAAAAAGAAACTATTATTCAAAAAATAACAAATATATGTGCTTCATATGTTCTCAAACTATAGTGGGGTCATCCAAAACCAAAAATAATATTGTGTTCTAAAAAATTGAAATGCAATCCGAAACAGAACGTGTTTTGAGAAACTTGTCTATTTTATCAAGTGTGTCTCAGAATGATAAACTAAACACAAACGAAGAAACATTTAGTATTTATATCCCTACACCTATGCGAGGTGTGTTGAGAATGTGGTATTCTGAAAAAAGAAACTCAAATGTCATTAAAATACAAGAAGCAGTTCGTTTAGCAGTCAATTTTATACAAAATACACTACAAGAAGTTAATTCTGATAACGAATCTTTGTTTACGACACAAAATAAACAAAGACAGTGTAAACGTATGTTTGAAACTCTTTCGTTGAGTCGTAATGGGTTGTCCAATTTACAACAAACTTATAAAGATGATATTTCAATGTCGGCACAACTTAAAATTGTTTCCGACGAAATAGACGATTTTATACACATTACTACAAACAACCAGACTACCGGAACTTCCTTTTTAATGTGTTCCTCGCCTACTTTTCAAACTAACATTTAGTATATAGTATATAATATAAAAAATATCAAAGCGTCAGTGTAATATATGCCGTGTAATGTACCCCGAACTCCGAATACGCCCAACATACTCAATCCAATATTCAAAAAAATTGTAAATAATATTATTTTGTTCTCCAAAGTCACAATCGAGTGAAAGACTCATCACCGTCGTAGGACTCGATGTTCTTGACATGGTCTTTATTGTTCTGGTGACAAAATAATAAAGACCATAATTTACGTTTTAGAACAGTAGAATAATATTCGCATTTAGTTGACATAATTTTATTCAATCATTTTACTAAAATACCTTTATCACTTTACAAACACGTATAAAAATATTATTTTTTTGAATCAGTGTATACTGACTACTTTACGTTTGAAGAAACAAAGATCGTAAAAGTGAAATACAAACCTCAGTAGTCAATACGATTCCCCCCAACACGACAATGACTAACGATGCAACGAATGATGCACTAAATACATCGGAGATACAGTCAAACATGGAACTATCGTTGTTAAACTCCATTGAAAATGCTATTCTTTTAGAAACCAAAGTAACTGAAAAACTAGGACAAATTCCGGAACACATGTTGTGGGACGATAACAACGGAAACTTAGTTTCTCCAAGTATTATACTGTCAAACTTCCTAGATGTTTTTAAATCAACTGAGTGGAGCAACTTTTAATTTGTTGGATCGTTTAAAGAGTTTAAATGTAGTGTTGTACAATAAAGTACTAAATAATTTTCATTTTGGTTTTTATTAATTCCCTGTAAACCTTAAAATGTCCAGTGAAATGACTCTGTATGTATATGTAGTAAAAATAAAAATATTTTATGTGATAATTCCTATTTATAAAATGGGAAATCAAATTTTATAGTTTTTTTGTCTACATGTTTGTTGGGAAAACCATACTTTTTTTTGGACATACAGTAAGAATGAATGTTATAAGTGTATTGATTTCTGTATCAATCACAAAACCCCCCATCATAGATGTATACAAAAAGGCGTGTGTTTATTCTTCAAAATATCCACCCGGTTTAAATGTAGTTCAGTTACGAAAAGCATTGTCTATGGCAGGAACGGACATTACAATAGACCGATCTCATCTTCTTGTCCACAAGTACGGAAACGATCAACAACGTATTAGATTACGCAATTTCGATACTATGGTGCGCCAAGAACGTGTAATGCAAGGAGCGCAGTTTTGGTTGTGTGTAGATCGATCCGATTCCGGAATTCGTAAATCGAGGTGTGGATTTACAAAGTTTTTTAAAAAGGGTGAAACGACTCCTTCAAGAACCTTGCACACTGTATTTGGTGGAGCTTCAATAATCGTCGGAACATGGGACATGCTTCAGTTTGTGACTCATGCAGGAGTGAGTTGTACAGGACCCGGGTCTGCCTTCTTGCATGCAATGGTACATACATGTGCAGCTGCATTGTCCCTTCCCAGATTCAAGTACAAGTTCGACAAGTTTGCACCATGGAAGCTTTGGATGACTTCTTTTCGAGATGCCAATATGTGGCCATCGTTTATAATTTGTATATGGTATACACTTGCATTGTACAGTTCTTTTACAATTGCGGAAAATCCACCGTTTTCTTTTTCTAATGAATATTTCATCGCATTGACATACCTAACATCGGCTTCGGTATTGTATGGGTTGGTGAGAGGAGTGTGGGAGGATTTAGAGACAAAAAACACAGACTGGACGTTGACAAAGGTATCTGGATTTTCTATGCTTCCTGTACTGACAGACACTAGTCGTGCCCTTTACTTTTCTCCAAGCGAAGCATACGATGCATACACCCAGTTATTAAACAAATGTCCCGAGTTTCAAATGATGCAAATATCTTTAATGTTAGGTGCCATGTATACAGGAAATGTATTATGTGCACTCGCATCCGCGAAATTACACGGGAGTTGTAATGATGAACAGATAGGAAATGTCGCAATGTACATGAACATCGTGTATGGTGCCGGTCCGTTTCTATTGTCGTTTTTCATTGACTCTGGTACTTTTTTACCCGAATTTAAATCAGCACTTTTTTGGTGGATGTGAGGTATTAAAAAAAAATACGAATGAGAATAACAGAAAATTGGTTGTTGAGAGTTGTTAATTTTTACCCTTCCGTATCTCTCAAGTGGCGAAATCCCCCCCCCCCCGTAACGCCCGCTTTTTTTTATTAACTTGTAAAATTACCTACTTTAAATATGAAGTGCTCGTACCACAACTTTATTTTATCTACTTTGAATGTTACAATGTGTTTGATTCCGAACGACCTTCTATCGAATTCAATTAAACGTAATGGTCATTGGATAGATTGTGATTAAATTGTTAAAACAAGTAAATCATCACAGGTCTTTGTTGATATCGGAGCAAATATTGGAGCATGTAGTATTCAAGCATTAGTGCAAACTTCGAATAAAATTTATGCAATTGAACCTATAGAAAAGCATTTGTTTTATTTGAAAGAAAGCATTCGACTATTGGACACAAAGTTTCCTTTTTTAAATGTTTCTCAAAGGATAACAGTAATACCAAAACCAGTAGGCTCACGAGTTTACAATGTCAGTTTTCACAGTGATCCCGGTAATACTGGACATACATTTGTAAATGAAGTCTCTGAAAAGTCTACTTTTACGGTTGATACATTAGATCATATGCTTTTCAAATATATCAAAAACAAAAAAGTCACTGTAAAAATTGATGTCGAGGGATTTGAATGTCATGTTTTTTTGGGAATGGTGTCTATTTTAGAAAATGTAGAGCATATTCTATTTGAAATGTCTGACTCGTGGTTGGCCAAACAAGGTTGCTCAAAAGAAATTCTACTTGGAATATTGAAGACTAACCATTTCGCTATACCAAAAAAAATGTACCAAATGCATTCTCAATACGGTACTAATATGCTTGTTCATAAGATACGAAATTCTAATTAAACCGTATTCAAACAAATTTTAAAAGAAGAACAGGTACACTATGAAAAAGTTTTCAACTTACTCAACAAGTGTTCTGATACACTTGTGTATTTTCCACAACGACACTGACCCATTGAGGCACTCAATGTATGGGTTACTAAATATCTTGAAACTTAACCAGACTGAACTATTTTCGCCCTCCATACCACTTCCAAAACCTGTACACTACCCAAAACCTGTACACTACCCTATTGCTGGAGTAAAACGACTGAGAAAAGATATGGCATGAGAAGTTTGTAGCTATATAATTGACGGTTTGTTTTTATGTTCCAATACCCATGCTTGTACGTGTTGAGGTATGATTGGAAAAGTTTTAGAATGAAAAACACTTTCCGACCCCTTTTGTTTTATAAGATTGTCAAACGTTTCAAGGTATTGTGGCAAAAAAGGTTCTCCTGTAAGCATACTATAACTTGGTTTAAAGAGAGTATGAATGTCAAAAATCCAGACATCTCCTTTTTTTTCATATACTCTTTCACACATTGCATCCACAAGTTGCTGGTTTGCGATTTTTGGAAGTTCATGACAAACCATGCAAGCTATTATTACATCGAAATTTTTCGAGACATCGATTCCATTCATCTGTTTGTACATGGCACCCGGAACATTTTTTTTTGCAACATTCAACATTTCCAAAGATGTATCAACCGCAGTTATGTCACAAAATCCCGAGTTTACCAATTCTTCCGTTAAAGTTCCGACTCCGCATCCAATTTCTAAAATGGAAGGCTGTTTTTTATCATACACAGTTGCTAAATGAGTGGCAACTTCCCGACGCATGTTTCTTCCATTGTAAGCATACTTGTCAATGAGTCGTGTAACATATCTTGCAGACCATGCATGAATGATTCCTCCCGTTCCAGTGTTACCCAAAATATGAATATTTGGATGAAATGGAGCAGAATTAATAGAAGAATGACCGTGTATCTGTTGAATACTAAACATTATGCAACAAGTTGCATACCACAAAAGCATTTCTTATTGAATACTACAGTAAAAAAAATTTACATTGTTATTCGCAATAGTACAATTTTTCCAAATTTTTATACGCTTGTTGTTTACTCACGAACCAGTATAACATCAAGTCTAATACTATTATAATCTGTTTTTAAAAATGTGTATTTGGCCTTTTGTTGGTTATATTCATGCTGTTTCTACATCCGGAGCGCATCCAAACAAAAGAAAAAATCACAAATATTCGAAGAGATGTTCACAATGTTTCAAAGTAGTTGATGAAAACACACACGTGGCAGCTCATGTAGTTGCGTATCCTTGTTTTTGTTTCAACTGTTGTTTAGGTGTACTCACTCTTAAAACGACATGTAAAAAATGCAATTCTAAAAATAAAACGGGTAAAAAAAGAGTGGATAAACATGGTTGGTTTTTTATAAAAACTATTTTTACAAGTGAATATAAGTTGGGAACAAAGTTAAAGTGTATAGTGTATCCATATTGTTTTCATTACAACTATAAGGATTGATATGGTGCGTTCAAACTATAAAAAAAAAAGTGAGTTCTAAAGTAAAGCAAACGTGCCCGAGTGGTTAAGGGGAAAGACTGCTAATCTTTTGGGCTATGCCCTCGTGAGTTCGAATCTCATCGTTTGCGTCAAAGAAACACATGTTTCTTTTTTTTTTTAAGAAGTATCCATAAAATCCAAGGTTCTACGTTCTTTTCCTGTTTTTTTGTTCGAAGCTAGCACACCTTTTTTTTCTGGTGTTTCGTCGTCTGGTGGTAAATTTTTTCGTTCTGGTGTTTCTTTGACTGGTGTGTCGGTATTTGATGTTTTTTTAGGGTTCTTCAATGATTCAAAAAGCTTGTTTATACTATCCATGTCATTGTTTATACGGTCTATTGCATCCTTTGAAATTTGAACTTCCGTTGTACCTGGAAAATTAAATGGTAAAATTTCAGGTGTGTATCTGTGTTGGACGACGTTTCCTTCATCATCCGTATCAAACTTGACAAGTTCCTTGTTTATATGTGACAAGTTCATTTTTTATTATAATATTTAAAATAAAATAAACGTTGTTCGAGACATTTTTTAATACTTATAAAAAATGTGGAAGGGACAAGAGTTTCTGGAAAGGTTGAAATCTAACATTTATAGAGCTTCTTCGAGTAATTCAAAAGAAAGTCTTGTGACAATATTCAATAACAACTATCATGTCGGAAAAGGTTCTTTTGGTGTAGTTATTCAGAATTCTGGTCAAACGGTAACTAAGTTTGCAAAATATTCACAAAGAGAAGAAGAAGTGTATGAAATTCTGCACCAAGCAGCACAGAGTAATTATATTGCATACGCACTAGCATTTAGTAGACCTTTGTTTAGTGGACCAAATAAATTAACAGATTCAATGATAGTACTAAAATATGAAACCTTTCAAGGTGTCGGACTAAGTTTAAATAGTTTTATTTCAAAAGGTTTCAACAATATATTTGAAGCAAATGTTATAAGAATGAACTTAACACTAAAAGAACGACTTATAAGTCAATTATTAGAGGGTTTGGTATTTATACATTCACATGAAATTGCACATGGTGACATAAAACCTGATAATATTTTACTAAACGATGAAAATGGTAGAATAAATTTGAAGTATACAGATTTTGGGGTATCTCGTGATTTACGATCTAATCGTGTTCATAACTCCGTTCCAGTATGTGGTACAGTTTCCTATTTATCTCCAAAATATTCACTACAACAAATGGATGACGATACCAAACGAAGCGAATTCAGTACAGCAATGAAAGTTACTGATTTTTGGTCACTCGGTATAACAATATATCAACTATTCTTTGGTCCAAATTTGCCATGGGCATCTGTGGTACGAGATGAAAATGTAAACTATTTAATATCCAGATATCATTATTGGGTCAATACAGGTCATGAAGGTGTGTTGTGGGTTCAAGCGTCGGATTTAACACAGAAGTCGATACTTCGAGATACTAGTTTGTCTAAACTTCTCATGGACAATTATGATCAAAATGTAGGAGGTTCGTGGTTGGGAGAAGATGTGCTTTATCCTTTCATTCACACGTCTACGCTTGTTAGAAATATAGCAGTCGAGGCTGTCGATACATCAGGAAATATGGTTTACTTCATTCCTACATTCGGATTTGACGAATTTTGTTATAGAGCTACAGCAATATATAGTTTTGAAAAAAACTACCTTAAAAACCCCAACCCAACAGTTTATAATTTCACGGGTGGAGTGATGAGTTTTCCGATGAAAATTCTTAGTATGATACAAAAGTCTGGAGAGCCTCATATTATGGACCCTAATATTTACGATTCACAACCACATATTTTATCAGAACATAAAAACAATGTACACGCCAACGTTTTAGTATTGTTAACTCGATTTCATTCAGTGTTTGAATTTTTATATTCAAGATTCTAAAAGAGATTTACTTTCCTCACCATGATAATATTTTTTTATTTTTTTTAAAATGTAGTTTTTCAAATCTATTAAACATATACATAACATTTAAATTTATATATTTTATTAAAAAATAGTTTTGGTATTCAACGTTACATGCATACTTAGTTTTCATCATTCCAGATTGTAATTGTTTCTTCCCGAATCGACACATTAAAATCTACAATATTTCCATTATCGTCCACCTCTTCTTCCAAGTATAGTTTAGGAAAGTTAACATCGTCTTCTTTTCTTGTGAAAACGTCCTCCCAAAAGTGAATAGTACACAATTCTTGATTTACGTATTCCAATTTGAAATTTCCCTTTTCACGAAAGGTTTCTAGTCTTGTTTGTTTTTCATCTTCAGAATCTCCTAGTATAAAATAAGTATCTGGTGTATCATCACGTTCTTCTTGTGTACGACTTGTTAAATATTTAATGAACAGTTTACCTATGACATCTAACCAAGGAGCATCAAATTCATTCAATAGTTTTGTATCTGCATCTCTTCCATCTATTTCAATGTTTTCACTGTAAGAAATAGTTGTATCATCTATCCATTCAGATGTTAAAAACATATTTGATATAATCAATTTTGATTCGGATTCTGTAAGTAAGTCATTTATACTCGAAATAAATCCATGGTTATTTTCTGGATATTCTAGTAAAATTCGCGTTTTAATATTTTTATAGACCAACTTATCATCGTCGCGTATTTCAACGGATAAGTTAGTATTCTCTCGAAACATGTCAACAAATTTGTATACACTATATACTATATTATCGTCGTAAAGCATGATTAAGTTATCTATCAAATGATTCCACACAAAATTGCATTCATTTTTCACAAGTTCTTCAAGTTGGTGTTTATGATCAACCAAGAATATAAGTGGAGTATCACTGTACTCTTCAAATTTTTCCTTCAAGCGTTTATACTCCACCATTGATGACTGTAGACGTTCCAAATAATCTGAACTTTTATAAATTTCGTGTATTTCATACATATTGTCAAAAATAACTTCAATAGTATCTGTTATAACTGTATTGAGTAACTCATTCTGTATCGAACACGCAATTGCAAATTCTTCACTTGTTTGTATTGGAGTTTCGTTTTCTGGGAAATATTTGTTACCGTAATATTCCCAAATAGATTTCGCTTCCTCATCAGTCATACCTAGTTCTTTCCTTGTTCGTATTGATAAAAAAGAATGTATTTCTCGTAATGTCATTTGGTCTATTATGTGTTCTTTTATATCACCATCAAACTCATTAAATAAACTAGCTCTATAAATTATTTTCAGCCTTTCTAATGCAGTCCAGGTCATTTATAATTGTAT